TTTCAGATTACCAATATTAAGGATAAAGTTAAACACAGCACCATCCGGATACGTTCCATCGACGTCGATAGAAAACGCATTTGATGTCATATTTTGGCTGTCGACAACAGAGAGGCTGAGCACACCGTTATCTCCAGAGATTGAAACTTCACTGTGGCCAAGAGCTGAAGCAGCGCGCTTAAGCTTATTAAATGTATCATTATCAAGTGTAAATGTTACATCTGCGCTTGGCATAGTGATGTCTTTTTGTGGTGTAGTAAGTGTTTCTTCGGATGAGAAAAAATACTTTACTTTTGATCTACCAGATGAATCAGAAATGCGTACACATTCATCTTCAAACTGAAGATTTGGCTTATCAACAAGGCCTAGTACGTTGATAAATTCGCTGAGATCGTATATACCAAAATCACGAGGGAAAGTTTCATCAACTACAGCAGTAGCTAATACATTGCGCGCCTCAGAAATTGTTTTTATAGTATTACCCGATCGAATAAGAATATTCTGGTTGATACCAGAAAAATTTTTAAAAACCGATAAGATGCTATCGCTTAGTTCCATTATATAACTCCATTTTTCATTATTAGACTATTATACCATAGTATGATCAATTTGTAAACCATTAAGCAGCAATTTTGCTAAAATTCTTTTCTTTCTTGAATTCTATCTTTGACTCAAACTTACCGTCGAGGATTTCACCTTTGTGAGAAATGATGAATGCGTTTGTATTATCGTCAAGAGTGTATAGGATCTTAAGTAGATTTTCTACACCAGCATCATCGAGTGATGAGTCAAATGTTTCGTCAAGAACGAGAAGATTTGTGGAAACTGAATTCTTCATCTTAGCAATCTGTCTCCACGTAAACAGAAGTGCAAGATCGATACGTTGCTTTTCGCCTTCACTAAAAGAAGCATATGTAAATTCATCTCTATGTCGAGAACGAATTGTTTCATTAAACTCTTCGTCAAGATCAAAGTGCACATAGAAATCAAGAACCTGTAAGTACTGATTGATTAACTGATTCATTACAGGTAGATACTGCTTAATGATTTTTGTTTTGATTCCCGTATCTTTAAGCATTTCACCAAGGACGAGTTTGTATGTATACTCGTCGTTAGCTTTAATTTTTTTGTCTTGTAATTCAGAAAGCTGCTCTTTGATTTGAGCTAGATCTGCGTTAGCTTTTTCAAGATCAGCACCTACATCTTTTTCGAGATGTAAGTTGTATTGTTGGATTTGTTTCTGATGCGAAGTGATCTGCTGGTTGTTCTCACCGAGTTCAGATACCTTAGATCGAAGCGACCGAAGTACGCCGCTGGTCTCGCTAATCTCTTCCTCCACCGCGGTGCCATCCGAACCGATCTTACGACATTCGGATTGAATGCCATTCGCTTCTTGCTTAGAGGTCTCGAGTATATCATGTTTATGCGAGTCTGAGATGGCTTGGTCGCATACGGGACACGCCTCATTCTCTTCGAAAAACTTGATCCGCTTCCTGACGTTGGAGAGATTTGTCTGCCTATCTTGACCTCCGAGCATGAGGGCCTGGCGTTTATCATGTAAAGCTGACAACCCTTCTTCAGCGACTCGGATAGATTCTTCGAGACCCAAGCTAAGCTCACTATTCTTAGCCTGTAGTTCATCGATACTATTCTGCGATTCATGTATCCTATGTTCATAGTTTCTCCTATTCTCCTCGGTCAGAGTGGAGACATCAGCAATATACTTTTTCTGAGTGTCTACCTTATTCTTCGTGAGGTCTATGTTGTAGGAGAATTCTCTTAGGGAATCTTTAATGACATTAATTTCTTCTTTCAAGATTTGATTCATCTTAGAGAATACACCAATATCGAGTAACTCTTCAATTACGAGTCTACGATTATGAGGATTCAATTGCATGAACGGGATAAAGTTTGATGAACCAAGTACCACGACCTGATGGAATGACTTATGGTTAATCTTTAGAATGTTAGTTTCGAGAATACGTTGGTATTCTTTTGCATGAGAAGACTGGTTAATCATCTCACCGTTTTTCCAGATCTCAAATATGCCGGGCTTAATACCTCGTACAATTTTGAACTGTGCAGCTCCTACTGAAAAATCTACTTCAACAACACACTGCTTATTGTTGATAGAATTCAAGAGTTGAGGCTTAGTAATATTGCGGTGTGGTTTACCAAACAATCCAAACGATATTGCATCGAGCATTGTTGATTTACCAGCACCATTCTGACCAACTACAAGAGTTGACTTACTTTGTTGTAAGTCAATTTCTGTAAAGCTATTGCCTGTTGATAAGAAATTTTTATATTTTATCTTTTTAAAAATAATCATGCTATCTCAAGAGCCTGCGCATGTGTCATAAGTTCACGCATCTGGATTTTTATTCGATCTTTATCTAGATCAGTGTCAACACCGTCAATGTAGTCATCCATTAGCTTAGGAGTATCATCGACTTGCAGGCCTTCATCTTCTACGTTGGAACCAATAAACTCGTTAAAGTTTTCTGCTATTTTAAGATCATGCACTTCTTCATTTTGTATGCGATCGATAAAACGATCAAATGTAAAAGTATCTGACTTATTTACTACGACAACCTTGACAAATTTGTTTGCTAGGTGTGACGTCTTATAGCTATTATAATCCATTTCTTCGTCATTGTACACTATTTTTTCAAACAAAGTGTGAGGATTACGTATTTTTTCTACTTCACGAGTTTCGGTATCAATGATATGAAAGTGCTTAGGATCATGGGCATCAGACCAGAAGAATTCCATTTGGCTACCTAGATACCAAATATTATCTCTACGTGATGCAGCATGGAAATGACCAGTAAGTACAAGCTCAAACTTTTCAAATAGTTTAGCATCCATACCACCATGCGATTCGACACCTCTCATTAGCTCAAATCCATTGAGCTCGAGATGTGCACCTAGCCAATCAGCCTTGCAGTCACGAATAAATTGCATAGACTTTTCATAATTGTCATTGCAAATCCAAGGGAGAAGAGCCATGCGTAATGACCCGTATTCCATGACTGTAGGCTCCATGACGATATTAATCTCGTTCATAAAATGGCCGAGCAATTCTTTTAAGCTATTCAAGTCATTTGTATTCTTATAGAATGTATCGTGATTGCCGGGAATAATATCCATAGACATACCACGTTTACGAATCTCATTTAGAAAGCTTTTACGATTACGATTTAAAGCTTTAAAATTTACGAACTTGCGGTGGTCGTAATAATCCCCGAGGTGTAGAATTTGTTCAACCCCTCTTTTTTCACATTCAGGAAAAAAGACTTTTGAATAAAATTCGTCTGCGTTGTTGAGGAAGATTTCGGAAGAGTTACGTATACCACAGTGCGTGTCATTCAGTACTGCTAATTTCATTTTGACCTTCAAATTTTCTCATAATATTTTCGGAATCTTCAACTTTTCGAATCGATGCTTGATTATCATGTATTGTCCATTCTAAAACATCGCCTTTTTTCCATCCCATATTTTCCATTAGTGTATCGGGAAATGGCATAATCAAATCATCACCGTCTTCAATGACTGTTGTTATATACTTAGGCTTAATCTTACTCATGCATAAACTCCGTTAAATCAGAATCAGCGTTAACACTTCGCTTTTTCTTCTTCTCACTTTTTACATATTCTTTTACTTCGCTGTCAAATGTTTTTACTTTACCAATGCGATCTCGAAGAGTATCAACAAAATGACCAACAATGTATTGACTAGCATCATCACCTTCTCCTGTCGTAAGAAAGTTTTCTATTCCAGAAGTAGTTAAATACTTCATTTTGATTTCTTGTTGTTTTTTCTCTTTTGCGATACGTCTTAAAAAAGCATACCACGTGATCTGAGTAAAATATGCAAATGCATTAGGTTTACCAGTACGTGTAGCTGCTTCAATATCATAATTAAGTACGGCCTTTAAGCAATTCTCAACTGCATCCATTACCATTTCTTCACGATATGTATAGCGAATGAAGTTAGCTTTATGAGATAATCCTTCAGATATGCGCAGAAAACATTGAGCAATATAATCTGGTACTTTAGGAATTTCTATGTTTGCTTTTTTTGCTTCATTAACTAAAGTAACATACTCAACAACTGCTTGTGAAAAATCAGCATTATTTACGTAGTGAATACTAGCGCGTCTTTGTCGTGCCATTGCTACTTCCTTTCATTATTGTAGATACTATTATACCACTTTAATGTTAAAAAGTAAACATGTATTTTTTGTTTCAATTTTTAAAAATAGTGGTGTACAACTACCATTTTTTATGGTATAATAAACTGTAGTTTAGGGAGAGGGGATACTATAAAATCTTGAGCTCAATGTATTGTATCAGTTTTTGGCTTAAATTTGATAATATTGCCATCTGCATCTTCTGATTTAATTATTTCTTCTTCTTGTTTTTCTTCTTCGATTACATTGTTTATTTTATTTTCTACGTAGTATTCGATTTCTTCGTCAGTCATATCTTCGAATTCGTCAAAATTAAAATCAGTTTTCTTTACTTTCGCCAATGCTATCATTCGCTGTACAGTTTTATCATAGTGCTGCAGCAATTCATTCGAAGGATTGACCTCGCCAATAATATGTGATGAGTTAATTGTGTGTAATATTGCTGGATCATCACATAAACCCATCCATGGACGGAAAGCGTAAAATCTAACGTGCTTTTCCATATTCGAACCTTGTATAATGAGCAAAGGACATCTAACAATAATAGAAGCATTCTCGTCGGTGTCCCATTCGAGTACTTCACAAATAACTTCATCGTCGTTTGTCAGCTTAAATTGCTTAAATGTTTGTGTCATATTGCAATCCTGTATGTTTTATTGTTGAAGTTTTCTCTTTCATATATCCGGTGCCGTTCTTCAGAATGTAAAGTTGCAAAGTTTTTTAGATTTTCATAGCTTAAATTATCTATAATGTCGTACAATGTAGTAGGTTCGTTATTATCTGACTTTCTCAGCCCTCGTCCAATTGACTGAAGAACTCTGATCTGGCTTTTCGACGGAGATGCGAAGATAATGTTGTGCAAATTCCGTATATTAATACCAGTACTAAAAGTACCCAAAGATGCGACAATGATAGCATTTTTCTGTTTCTCTACTATTCCACGAATTGCTTCGCGGTCAGATGTTGCGACTTGGCCTGATACAAAGAACACTTTTCTATTTTCATCTACTTTACTATTTATTAAATCAAATAGTGGTTTTCCGTGTTTTTCGACAAAGTTGAATAGAACGAGTGTGTTACCCTGCTGATCTAGCGCTAAATTTCTTATAAAGTTGTTTCGTTTATCGTTTGCGACAATCCACTGAATTTCATCTTGATACGTTCGCTTACCAAAGTCCTTACGTACTTCTTCTGAGTAATCAAGTATGATTCGTTTGATATTGAGTTGAGCAAGCGTATCGTTATCCTGTAGCTTTTTAGTTGTTGTGACTTTGTATATTTTTCCAAAGAGTCCTTGAAGGACCAGCTCATGTGTTTGAGTTCCATCGAGAGTTCCTGTTGTTCCAAAGCGATATTCGGCTTCTGTTGCTTTATTCATAATTTGCATTAATGATTTTGATTTAAATCCATGACATTCATCACCAATTACCATTCCGAATTGTTCATACCATGATCGAGGTAATTTATATATCGATTGCCATGTACTAATTACGATCGGTGCACCGGGATCCTTTTCTTTACCAGAATAAATTTTGTGAATAAGAGATTCCGGACAATTGTAATCTTTAAAATCAGATGTCATCTGTTCTACGAGCGATGTAGTCGGTACAATAACAAGTACTCTTTGTTCGCTATCACCTCGTAATACACTAAGAAAGTAAGAAAGCAAAACATAAATGATAAGAGATTTACCTGAACCAGTAGGAGATACTAAAATAGCACGTCTTTTTCGCATACCTTCCATGACTGCCATAAACTGATATTCTCGAAGTTTAAAAGGCAAATTCATTTTTTCTACAAATCTAATTATGTCCTTTCCTTCAACTTTATCTTCGGCGTGTGGCATGCCATATGCAGTACGGATAGGATCTAGATCATAACCACGCGTTCTACAGAATTGAATTAGATGATATATTAGACCAGCTGGAAGTTCTCCGCTACGAGTATCGAATAATCTTATTTTTCCATCCCATACTTTTCGCCGGAAAGCTGGCATGAAGCGATATCCGGGTACATAGAAACTAAAAAATTCGTTGAGTTCTTGAGCAGCACCATAATCACAATCAATGTGTAGATTTGCATGATTTAATTTTCTTATCCGAATAGTTTCTATACTTTTCATCTACAATATCTCTAATTTCCAGCTTCGAAGTTTTTCCACTTGATCATGTTTGATATTGTTTGATGACGCCAGTTAATATGCGTAACAATATCTTGTAGTGTTTCTACTAATGTTTTATAGTATTGAATTTTTTCTTCTGATTTTTGGATTTCTGGATCAGCCTCATAATAATAAGACATGTCGCCTTTCATTACTTTCAAGCCATTGAAAGGATCAGGATTCCATCCAAGTTGTTCTACTTCTTCTTGAGACATTTTTCCATTATACCATTCCCATTTTTGTTTCAATAACGTCTTTTGCACAAACTCTGCTCTTTTTAAAAGCAGTTTGCCGTTTGCAAGTTTCTCGAGATATTTGGAATGTAGAAGTGGGGTTTGACGAGAACTTTCGTCAAGATGTACATTATCAATTATATTATCCTGTGCCCATTCTTCGAGCACAGCTTTCAAATCAATCATTATAAAGCTCCATTATATGGTATTATATATTACTATATTAAATCAAAGTATGTGAATCTAAAAGAAATCGTAAATGTGATAAACTCAGTTCCTGTTGCTGTTGATTCAAAATTTATATCTCCAAGTGCAACTGGTACGCATTCATAGTATTTTACTTGTTTTGTCACAGCATTTGCACTTGAAAGAATAGACAAAGTAATATCTGAATACGTTGGAGGTTGTGTAGGGCTACGATCAATTGCTCTTACCGGTAAATTGTCAACTGCTCGGCGAATCCAAGAATACATTTCATTATAGCCGGTAAGTCCTTCGTCTAAAATAATAGTTGCATTCAATTCATTAAACGTAAGTGAACCGCCGACGATCGGAACTCCAGTAATTTTGCGAAAAGCAACTTCCGAAGGATTAATAATCATACCCGGATGTGTAATAGTTTGCGCAAAATACTCAAGATTCGGGAAGTTTTCTCGATCTATAGTAAGCTTATAACTAGTCGGTTGTAAATAATTTAAGTTTGTTGTAAGTGCCATACTACTATTTATACAAGTTTAAGATAAAAAAAGAGGCCGGAAAAACCGGCCTCAGTTTATTTTTTAGTTTCTTCTTATGTGAGGATATTATCAACTCTGAAGATGCGATAATATTGGTTTGTGCGGTTAGATGCCAAACCG